AGCATAGAAGCCTACGTAGCCCGCAGGCAGCTTCCACAAGTCAGCTTTAGGGTCAATTCCCCATTCTTTAGCTTTTTCGTTAAGAAACGTTTCATTTTTAATTTCACCTAAATAGTCTTTTGCACACGCATTTAAACTAAAACTATATCTATTTTCATTAATAACTGCTGCAGCAATCATGGTATCTACAATAGGACCATTAATTTCAAAACCATTAACTAATAGCCAACCGACATCATAACTTGCATTATGAAAAATTTTAGTAGCTGGGGTTCTTAAAATACTTTGCATCCATGCAGTTGTTATACCTAAATCCATGTTGCCTCCTGCATCATGTTGAATAGGAAAATACCATTGTTGGCCAAGTGCAGCTACTGCAAAACCTACAATACCACCATCGAAAGTTGCCCAACCAGATCCTTTTTGTTTTAAGTTTGGATCCTTAGTTTCTAAGTCTATTGCAATTTCTTTTGCATGCCTTAAATCAGGATACTCACTAGGACATACCCAGTCAGAATCATTATAAATAAAATTAAGTTGATGAGTCATTTATTAAATATCTTACGATTGTTGTTGCTGGATTTAGATCGTAATCTTTTACGCACCCTGTCAGGATCATAACAATACCAATCATAATAATTATACGTATCATAAATCTTCATTGTTCCAAAAATGTAGTAACATGCAAATTATACCAAAAATAATTAATATCAAGGAAATAGAAAATAACCACTCCACTATGAATAATCTCTCTCTAATATCATTTCTAAATAGTGTATTGCTTTTTCTATATCCTTAGCTTTACCTTTTGATTTATGCCTGCAAATGTATTTGATTGCATTACCTTCAGCAAATTCTAAATTATTTTCGTTAATAAAATGCGCAGGTTGAATCTTCATATTTTGGTAGTGTTTCCCACCTACCTGCTTTTCTAAGGAATCATATGTTGTACCTTTGAATAAATCTTTATGTGTCATAGTTTTAATCCTTTTAGAATGCCTAATTTTTCTTCAGCTGTCGCTATTTTTTCTACAAGTTTATCTACTTCATCCACATGTTGAGGATGTTCACCTATAGCTACAGGCTTTTCTAAATAAATTTTTATTGTAGCCTCTGCCTCAGAAATTTGTGCTGTGTATCGATCTTCAAGTGCATCTAATATTACTTTTCTAAACATAATTTGCCTCGTGTAATTTAAAATATTTTCCTAATGGAAAATTATATTGATGATTTGTTCCAAGCAAGTGCAAAGTTTGTTTTGATCTTGTTGCGCCTGTGTACCATACTCGGAGCTCCTTTACCTTTTCAGATAAATTTTTCTTTTCGTAATGAGAAGGAAAATTACATTTACTGGCCAAAACAACATTATCGGCCTCACCACCTTTTACCTGATGTATGGTATCAATAATTATTTTTGGTGGTTGTGATAAATCTACGCCTTCACTCATAAGTTTTTTAAAATATTGTTTGTCCTTGTCTTTGAATTTTCTTTTGAATACTTCTTCCCATGGTGCTTTTTCATCTCTCATACCACATCTGAGATGTAATTCATCAAAATTAAACACTTGATTTGGGTGTGCAAATGACCATTTTTTGCTGTCCGATGACCGGTATCCGTGGTCAATATTTAATAAAAATTCATACATTGTACATGCTTCTTCCCTACTAATGGAACCACCTTGACAAACTTTTTTCCAATACTCAATTGCTGAATATTGATTTGGGTCAAAAGATTTATTATTTTTTTGATCTTGATAATACAGGCCAAGATTCTTTGCTTCCTGCTGCAGCTCTCTCTTTACATCGTTAATCCTGGCTAAAATCATCCAGTCACCCTCAAGATCCCAAGGCACTTTTTTAAGACCATTCCAACGATAGATCGCACCTTGTTTACCATTTGAATAAAATTCTTTTTCTATTCTATTTCCACCCATAGAACTTAATAAACAAGATGAAAAGTGATGTATGTTTTTATTTAATCTTACAGATTTTTTTAACACTAAAGATCTACCAGGAAAATCTTGAAAAAATTCTACTTCAGCACCGTTCCATTCATAAATAGCCTGATCATCATCTCCCGCTATATAAACTCTATCAACTGCTTTTGCTAATTTTACAACCAAGTCCCACTGCAGGGGAGTTAAATCTTGTGCTTCATCTACCATTAAAACTTTAAATGGTATAGATACACCTTCGTCAATAAACTTTTGAACCATATCAGTAAAATCTAATCTGTCTGCTGTTCGTTGTCCATTTTCCATTTCCATAGTTTTAAATTCTTCGTAACCATTAATGATAGATTTAAATTGTTGTAGCCTTACTGCTTTTCTTGATTGCTGTTTATATAACCACACAGGATCTACTTTCATATTTCTAGCTCTATCATAAATTTGCAAAGACCAATTGTTAAAAACTTTTTGTTCATCATGGCCTTCTTTGTAATTTACTTTAATAGTTCCATACTGAGTATGAAACATAAGCATATCTGCTTTTGGATCTAAAACGGGAATCTCAGCAAACTGTTGTCTTGCCAAAGAATGCAAGGTTCTGAAATATCTGAAATCGTCTTCATCGTACCCTTTAAATCTTTTTCTGACTCTTGAAACACATTCATTAACTGCTTTGTTGGTAAATGATATATAACAGATTTCATCTGGAGAGTGTCCCTTCTTGAGATAGCGTTCAACTCTCTTGAGTAGGTTTTCAGTTTTTCCAGTTCCTGGTGGTCCAAAGATTTTAATTGTCTTCCCACGCAGCCTTTGCTTTAACGAATTTGACATTTTTGTTTTTGTGTTCACTTTGTTTTGGTAATGCTACTATCCAATGTCTAGTTTGTATAGCTTTAAACTTAGACTTTGGTTTTGCACCTCCTGTTTCTAAAAATTTTGTACATTCTTTTTCATTCCAATTATAGCCCATTTTTTTCATAAAAGATTTAAAGGTTTCAAGTTTAAATCTCATTTCAACTTCATCTCTCCAAATATTACCAGAATCAATTTGATCAAATTCTGTAGTGTCCTCAACATCTTCTAAAAATCTTGCCATTCTTGAATTAAATACATCTCCTAATTCTTCAACAGAATCAAATCCTTCCATGTCTTGTTTATTTGAAACCAACTCTTCTAACCAATCTCGATATGGATCTGGATCTCTTTTTGTAGGTTTAAGTGGTCGCCAAACAATATCATAATTTAAAAGCTGCTCTCCCAGTAATTGTTGTTGATATAATTGTTTTGTTGAAAGTCTGATAGATTTACCTTGAATTGGTAAAATCCAATATGGTTCTGGATATGAATTAACTTTTATAAGTTTTCCTACTTCAGGTAGTGCTTCATTTGCACCAATACCTAATTTTCTTTTTACACATTCAGTAGAAACACAATGCATTCTAGCAATTGATGTTTTACATTTGTAAGCGTATTCCTTATTCTCAACACCTTTAAATATGTTTTCTAATTCTTTTGGATGTAATCTTTCTTCACAAACTTTACCCATCATATCTCTTGTCCAATCCTCATACATAACAGGGTCAGGATTAATTTTTTTAGCAAGAACTGCTACATTAAACATAGCATCATTTCTACCTTCACCTTTTTTAACTTTATTTTTCATAAAATTTACAACACAAGGTGGGTAATCTTTTGTTTCGTTGTCTTGAAATATTTTTAACTTTTTAAAATCTGCTGGTTTTAATCTAAAATTTAAAACAAAATTATATAGATCTGTAATTTTTATTGAATTGCATTCATCATCCATTGCAACTCTTGTTGTCATTTCTGCTTTTTGATATGGAAGGTTTACAAAATTACCTTTTCTCTTTTCATCCCAATTTTCTGGAGTAAGATCTACTTCATCTTGAGCAGGAAAAATGTCAGTGGTTGTATCGTTAATTCCTAAATCAGAAGCTAACTCTATTAATTTTTTTCTCATTGCAGATGCAGGAACTACACCTTCAATAAATAAAATTAAATGGAGTCCGTTGGATTTTGATCTGAATGGTACGAGTGGGTATTTCCTTTTCCGTATAATCGATATAATTTCCTTATGCTGTATATTATAACGATCAACATCGATGACCCCCCAACTGCATGTATTATCATCTCTAATGGGAACTGACCCATAGTAAGCTTCTCCTTTTAAATGTTGCAACCAATGTTCTTTTGTCATTGGAGAAGGTTCAACCCAATGTTTGAATTCTGCCTTACCTTTAGAGTTTTTCTTACCCGTGGGTTTGGAAACACCAAAATATGTATTTGAGCCCTGGAAGAGTTCTATAAACTCTCCCAGGGTGTTGTCAAGTACGTCCATGTTAGAATGGAGTTTTTTCTACTTGTTCTTCTTTTCCGTGGTTAACTCTTACTGCTCCCTTTTTACAAGATTCATAAAAGTCATAAGCTCCCTTAATTGTTTCTTCGCTCTCCACTTGTCCAAGATGTTCAATCTCCCAACCGAACCAAGAACCTAAATTGTTCTTTTCAAGCACAGTTTTGAGTGAATACATCTGAGTAAATGGCGCAGGTTTAAAGAAACCTTTACCATCTTTTCTCTTCTGTCTTAAAGACATCATCATTGAATTCCACTTTTTAGATTTTTTTCTTTGAGTGGACTTCATAGTAATTAAAGCAGTTGATGATTTTTCTTCTTCAAGAATCATCACATAATGAGAGGCTGTCTCTTCAATGTAATTACCATTCTCAAGTCTGTCTTTACCATCATCTCCTCTTGTTGTTTTAGTCATGATATCAGAATCAGAAGCATAAACATTTACAGGAGCCACAGCACCTTTTTCTCTGTCTCTCCATTCAATGTACTCTAATTTATAATAGCAAGGAATTACTGTTATTCCTTTGGAACCATCATAGAGCTCATCTGTAACTGTGTTGTATATCATTCCTGCTCTAGCTTCTGCCATAAATTGACTATCACCTTGTGTTACTTGAGGTGAAAGCTGACCAAGAACTTTAAGAAATGGTAATGCCAAACTCTTTGAGTCCACATTCTCAAATCCTGCATCACCAAATTGCTCAATG